CCCAAGAAGAAAGTGCACCCATAGGTTGCCCTACGGCGTATCTTACCGAGATCTTATCTTTTTTAAGATAATAATCCCGGTCTACTAGAACAGATCTCCATTGAGAAGCTAATCGATCTCCAAATACAAATTTAAGAATTTCTTCTTGAATAAGTACGGGAAACCGATCAGTAGCCGCAGAAAGATCTAATGAATAAGCAGGTTTACCTGTTCCTCGTAAGATTTCTCCTACGTCCTTAGCTTTGGCTCGGTGATCGAATGTCCCATCCTGTTCCAACTGTCTCAAAACGTCAAAGGCCCACTTATGAAATGGGCGCATGAAAGATTGAGTCCAGTAGTCCACAATGGCAAACACTCGAACCTTACCAGCAGCTTCTTCTTTTAGTGCTAAACGCCCTAATTGAAGTACCGGATGAGATAGAAATAACCAAGTGAATAGAATAAACTGACTATATATAAACGCTAGGAATATAATGAAGGCGAGACTTAGTCTCGAGCCTAATAACCATCCAAATTTTAAAATGGAAGGTTTCTTTAGAATAATTGCTAAAGCATCATATCCGGCGCCAATAGTAGCTTGCCCATTTGGTCCTGCACTAGAAACAAATCGGAAAGTGGGTTTACCCAAAGAAGGGAAATAGAGACCCTCCGCCTTGAACCATCTCATTAAATGAGGTAATTCACGCGCAAAGGAGCTAACCATACCAGAGATATCCTCTTTGGAACTCTGAGTTATGGTCTCTAATTTCATTTCAGGATTCTGATACATAGCCCGATAAAAGCTAAGTATCGTAAGACTGAAACGTATAGTCTCGATCGAACCAGACTCAATCTCCTTACGGAAACTGAGCGGTAAGATACGAGGAAGACCTTTTCGGGATATTCCACATCCGACTATTTCAGCTGATTTCACTGGTTCACCCGCCAAATATTTGGCTAAGATTCTATTAGACTCTTTAAGAATCTGAATAGTATACTTAATACCAGAATATTCGCGTAAATGACATACATCATTCACAAAGATTTTCAGGTCCTTATGAAGATGCATCGGTAGTCCAAGAATTATAGCTAACCATCCCAAAAGGGATAGAAAGTTATTGCTTCTGAAAAGCCATCGAGATGTTGATTTTATCAATGTATATTATTCAACTTCGACTGACAATCCTGGCAGAACGAGAGTTAACTTCGTTCTATAATGCCATGGGCCGCAGCTTTGGGAACGTGAAGAACGTTGGCCTGTAATCGCTGAGAGATTTTCGTCTCAGGGTCACATTGACCGTTGAAGCCCGCAAGGGCT